TGCAGATTGCTGCGTTCGTATTTAATCTTGTTGAGCAGAAAAAACTCAATGAAGTTGACATGAGCACCAGTAGACTGGTTCTTGCTCAGTTGATGAACAAAGAGCAATCAGTTGCTGCTGAGGAACTGATGAGACATCGTGAGAGAATGGCAAAGAAAGATCTCACATATGTCGATCCTGTTGTACAATCTACAACGATCGTTAACGTATACAATGAAGATGACTTTGACCTTCAGTTTGAAGCACTAACTCAGGCGCTTGCTGAAGAGGAAGCAGGAGCGTGATATGTATCAATTTGCAGAAACACAAGATTCTAGGATCGCACACTACTCGTTCGGTTCTAGTATCTCACAATTTGGCGTAACAGTATTCAGTTGCACTGATGCCAGAGAGAACAAAAAAATCTTTGGCAATGATCCAGACCCAGAGAAAGAAGTAGTTCTTGATGGTCATTCTGAACTGGTGAAGCAGTGGATTGCTGATCACCCTGGTGGTAAAGTAGAACAACATCAAGAAGATATCTTCTCATTTGGTGAAACTCTGCAAGTACATCACCGCACAGTAATGTTTGGTAGCACATGGAGAAGTGATTCTCTTAAACCTGCCAACAGATCTTTCATCTATCATGCTGGAGCATATACACACTTCCGTTTTCCTGGTCTTGCTAGAATGATCTCGCAAGAAGCACACGGAGTTGCAGCATGTTCTGGGTTTGAAGATCTCTCTGTGATGCACAGAAAAGCGCATCTATTTGAGAAGAGTGGAGCATTTACTCCACATTCCGTAGGATCTATCATTGTTCCTATGCATAGTTGCTGGTATCACAAGACTAAAATGCAGCAACATTATCCTTTCCTGGTATCTGAAGCGGATACAATTCAGATTACAGTTGACAAACCAACGTTAGTCCTTGAGTTTATCAAGGAAGAACCAGATGTAGCGGAGTTTGCTAGAACTTGGCTGCAACAAATCGAGGACGGACTTATTGAAATTGTAGATAGATGAACTGTGCCCAAACAGTTAGGGATCGCCTAGATCACCTGACGGTTCTATATTATCGTGGATGCGAACCTGGATTCAAATTCTTCGGAGATGATCCTGAAGAAGAGAAAAAATACATCAAACAAGAGCATATAGACAGGGTATTTGACAAGTATCCTGCGCTAGTGAATGAGTTCCCACAGGACTATTTGCGTAGATTCTATGCACACAGTCGTTGTTTGCTATTTCCGAATGGCATATGGATGAGTGAAACTGTGAAATATTCACAGTGTTTGCGCTATAAACCAGGGGTAAACCTTAGTTTCCGCATATCTGGTATCACTAGATTTACTGCAATGACGCAAGGTGCCTCTGCTATTTGTGTAGGAATAGACCCAGACGCGGATCATATCCCATGTTTGAGGAGAAAAGTACACAAAATAGATGCTGAGATGGAGTTTGTACCCTCATCTAGCAAGTCAATACTCATCCCAACGGAGAACTGTTATTACGGTAAATCACATTTTGCACTAGGATCTCTCCATTACGCAAAAAATGAGGAAACTGTGCTAAAATTTGAAAAACCAGGATTTGTCATTGAATTTATGAACGAACCCTTGACAATGGATGAAGCTTTGCTAGAATACTGTGACCAATGGGTTTCCCGCAGAGTTGAGGTTCTTGAGCGATGATTGATCCTAGAATTGATGATTGGCGAGACTTTGCTAACCTGCCCTGGAATGAATATAAGCATCTGGAGCGGGATAAGTTTGAAGAACTCTTGGACATGTTGACTGAATCTTACCCTGACCATGAGATAACTGAATGGTTCCGCAGGGGTTTCTGTATGAATGATGGGGATTCTTGTGTGGCATTTGCCTCACTCAAGGGAAGAACCACACTTAACCACCACCTCCAACATTTCGATGAAGAAGATGCAGACGTGTACCAAGAGTGGTACGGAAACGAAGATGACACAGATCTCGACTGGGATGACGAATGGGTGTGACACTTTAAAAACTGTCACAGGGGGGACCTGGAATAGGTGGCAGAACCCCTTATACTATGAATGTCAACACGAGGACCCCCATGAGCACTTTCGCTGACTACTGTGCCGAAGCAGATGCGCGGAATACCATCCACCTCAACGTCGTTAAGTATGGTCTGATGCTGTGTGATGCGCTCATGCAGGATGCTCCTGACGGTTATTCTTACGAATTGAACTCTTCTGGTCGTAAGTATCACAAGATCCACATGTGCATCAACGGTAAGCGTGACAGCATCCACGCTTTCATTGACAAGAAGACTGGCGAAGTGTACAAACCTGCCAGTGTTAAAGCACCCGCTAAAGGTGTTCGTTACAACGTTCTTTCCATTCCTTCTCGTGAAGAAATGTTTGAAAGGTGTGATTGGGCAGGTGGATACCTGTACGCCCGTTGAGGCACCTTGTAGACCCTTCTGGGTGTGTTAGAATGACAAAGTAATGGAGGAATCCAAATGACAAAACGTACACATGTTGACAAGAATGGCAATAGTTGGGAGTGGGAAGAAACTGACGAGACAACTAAAGCAATCGCTCGTCTTCATGATGACATGAGGAAGGTAAAGTTTGCTGGAAACTATGAAGGTCCGCTCTATGCTCCGCATCCTGATCTAAAGAAGGAAGACTGACCCTGTGCCAGTTGGCGAACTGGTACACCTTTGCCCCGCAGCGCCGCTGTGGGGTCTATTATTACTAGGTAATCAACGGAGACAAACACATGTGGGACGAGATCATGGACATGCCTGGCGAGATCTTCGACCTGGACATCGATGACCGCGACCTGATGCCTCTTGACATGCAGGAGGACATCGAGAAAGAAGATCCTTTGCTTGACGATTGATGATGACGAATGAAGTTGTAACGCAGGTTGAGTTATCAACCGCGCAAATTAGGTACTTGATTGATGCTATGTGGGGTCTTCCCGCGCATGAATCTCAAGCACTTGCAATGCGACATGGTATCAGTGATGTTGAACTTGAGAGAGCATTGACAACTTACCTCAGTCTCGCATACGCTGAAGCATGAAACTTCTCTTTGTATTCTCTGGCGTCTGGTTTCTTCATTGGTTATGTCTAGTTTCATCACGTTTGGCGGTTATCGCAACAGAAAGCGTCTCACCCGCGATGCAATCGACTGGTTCATGGATTACATGGGACTTGGTAAGTTTGTCACATGGATTCATGTAGTCGATCGTCGTTGTCAGGGTGAGGGTTATGATGGTTGCTGCACAAATGCAGACAATCTCTATCGTCCTCGTGAGTTCGAGATCGAACTTGACAATAGAATGGATGAGAAAGAGTATCTTGTTACTCTGTTCCATGAACTTATCCATGTTGAGCAACGCTTACGTCAGCGTCATCAGCACCGTGTTGCATACCTGAAGAGGGGTGGTACAGTGTGGCAAGGTGAGTTCTATGATGGAGATACTCCCTATGATGATCAACCTTGGGAAGTAGAAGCGTTCGCCAAGCAGTATACAATCTACGAAGAATATGCAAAGTTACGTAAACCTTAAGACATATCATGTATCTGTAGATGCTAGGATCCCCGAGTACATTATTTCTCTGGGTGATGAGCAAGGAAGAGAAAAGGCAGTGCAAGCAGATGTCACTGCCTGGGAGATTCAAGACCATCCTCTATTCGATCACCTCAAAGATAGACTGCATGTTTTCCTCCCAGACTACAGGATCAAGGAACTCTGGGGAGTGGTATACGGACCAGGAGACTATGCGAAAACACATATACATTCTGGGTTTGATCTTAGTTTTGTTTGGTACGTGGATGCCTGTACTTCATGCGCTCCGCTGATATTTCCTGACTTTGAGCATCCTTGGATGCCGCCTCTGAGTATAGTTGAACCCAATACTCATGAGTTACATGTATTTCCATCCCACAGTGAGCATTATGTCCCGCCTCAGACCTGCAAGCACAGGAGGGTGGTGATCTCTGGCAACCTGTGCCACTTTGACAACTGTCCCGAGCGCCCCTGAGTGGGCGCGTTTTGCGTTTATACTACTATCACTGACGACGACACGATGCCCTTCACACTTCGCTCTCACCAGCAACGTGCGCTCGATGCCCTCGCCAATGCCACGCATGGTCAGGTGCATGTGCCCACAGGCGGTGGCAAGACCCTGATCATGATTGAGGACCTGAAGCGCCGTCTGCTCGCCTCTGAGCGCCCTCTGACGGTGCTTGTGGTTGCTCCCCGCATCCTTCTCGCCAACCAACTGTGTGACGAGTTCTGGACCGCTCTGAACGGCACTGTAGACGCTGCTGTGATGCATGTCCACAGCGGTGAGACCTCCTTCAACAGCAGCACCAAGGTCGATGCTATCAAGTGCCATGACGGTGTGTGCCGTGCTGCTGGTATTCACCAACTGATCTTCACTACCTATCATTCTCTGCGCCGCATCAACGAGGCAGACATTGACATCGACATCGCATATTACGACGAGGCACACAACAGCACCCGCAGCGATTTCTTCCCTGAGATTGTTGCTTGCAGTGCTCAGAACTATTACTTCTTCACTGCAACTCCTAAGCATACCTCTAACCCTCTCGGTCGTGGTATGAACAATCGCCTTGTGTATGGTCCTGTTCTTGAGAGCGTACCTGCTCCTGAACTGATCAACAACGGTAGCATCATTCCGCCTACCATCACCACCTATCAGACTGATTTCGAGCGTGGTAAGGGTTTGCTTGCTGCTGACAACGATCGTCACACGCTCCTGGGTATCCTTGACAGTCTCGATGAGGACAAGTCCCACAAGAT